AAGATGGAGATGAAACAATTTTAGAGATATATTGGAATCCATTGACTATTGCAGAAAGAGAATCAATCGTTGCAAGATCTGGAGAAGGCGGATCAAATGAAGATTTTGCTCTGAATCTGATGATTACTAAAGCATTAGATAAAAATGGAAACCGATTATTTCAAGATGGTCATAAAGCATCTTTAAGAAGAGAAGTAAATGCAGGAACTTTACAAGAGATTCAACTTGCGATGTTAGGTTCTGGTGAAGAATATAAATTGGAGGAAGCGAAGGCAGATTTAAAAAGCTAGAAACGATTGGTACTTTATATTCTTTTTGGCAACTGAATTAAAAATGACAGTTCAAGAGCTTGCAAATAAATTGACTAGAGAAGAATATGTAAATTGGTTGGCTTATTACGAATTAAAAAGAGAGTATGAAGAGAAAGCTATACAAAACGCAAAGAATAAATCACAAGCAAGAAAACGCTAAAAGCGGTACACTAAAATAAAGTTTTGTTTTTGCTGTGGCCGATTACGGTGTAAATATAAATTTAAGGGTAAAAGGTCAATCTGGTCTTGATAGATTAAACGCAAAAGTAAAAGAAATAACAAAAAGTATAGATAATATTCGTGGAATAGACATAATGAATCCTCGTAATACGGGGGGTGCAGCAGGAAAAGGTGCTCGTAAAACAATAAAAGAATATAGACAAGATATGGAAGCTCTTGTCAAAACAGTTAATAAATCTGGAAAAGTTTTTGGAAAAACTAGAAATCAACAATTTGCAGCAATAGAGGCCCTACAAGAATATTCAAATAGCTTAACTATTGGCTCAAAGAAACAATTAGCAGCAGTAGCAGCTACACAGAAATTAACCCGTCAAACGGATCTCGAAACAACTTCAATACTTGAAAACAATAAAGCACGAAAACAAAACATAGACCTTTCAAATCGAATGGGAGGAGGATTTGGTAGAGGTGGTTTCGGTGGAGAAAATCCTAAAGGAAATAAAGCAGCTTTAACAAGCGGATTAATCTCTGGTGCGTTTCCATTGTTATTTGGACAAGGAATAGCTGGTGGTGCTGCTGGTTTTGCTGGTGGTTTTATAGGAACTAAAGCGGCTGGCAAAATGGGAGGTTTTGCAGGAGGTCTTGTTGCTACTGCTGTTCTTCAACAAATAACTACTTTTTTTGAAGGTATAAATACATTAGCTGGTGCTTTTAATGAATTAAATCCAAATATAGAACAAGCCACAGTTGCATTAGGTTTAAATGGAACAGCAGAAGCGGAAAGAATAAAACTTATAGAAAAATCTCAAGGCAAAATGGTTGCATTAGCTTTAGCAACAGAAAGAATGAATCAAGCTATAGGAGAGAGAGGAGTAAGAAATCTAAAAGAATTTTCAGAAGCGACACGTTCTCTTGGGAATAGTTTCAAGCTAGCTATGACAAAAATGCAAGCTGCTTTAGCTCCATTCTTTACATTTTTAGCGAAAGCTGCTGGTGGACTTACAGGTTCAAAAGAAAAAGAAACACAAAGGCTTGCAAATATAGCTGGTGCAGAAACAGATCCAACTTTAAAAGCTTTAGAAGCAGCGTTAGCAGCAGTAGGAACAGGGAAAGGAGCACAAGAAGTTAAGAGAGCGTCAAAGAAAAAAGCAGATATACAAGCACGAATAGATGCTAGGAAAAAAGAATTAGCTGATATTGGCAAAGTTTTAGAAAAAGAACAGTTAAGGGCTGCTCAATATGATGAAATTACTCGGTCTGTAGAAAAACAAAATCAATTTTTAAATGAAGCTATAACTTTAGGTGGTCGTGAAGCTGAAATTCAAGAAAAACTTAGAGAATTTGACAGAAAAGCTCTTGAATTTGATAAAGAGATAGATAAACAAGAAAGAAAACAATATGAAAATGCTTTGCGTTTACAAGAAGAACTTAAGAGAATAGATGCTTTATATAGTGGAATTGCAGATACAGTTCAAGCAGGTCTTGTTGATGCTATAGATGGTGCAATAACAGGAACAATGACATTAGGTGAAGTAGCAAACAGTGTATTTGGCTCTATTCGTAGACAGTTAATAGATTTTGGAGCGACTTCTTTACTTAGAGCAATTCCTGGAATTGGTGGTTTCTTTGCAGATGGTGGTGTTACTAAACCTAATAAATCTTATATTGTTGGAGAACGTGGACCAGAATTATTTACCCCAGGGGTTACAGGTAGAGTTACTCCAAACCATGAAATGGGAGGGAGTTCAACTAATATCGTAGTAAATGTAGATGCTTCTGGTTCTTCTGTTCAAGGTGATGAAGAACAAGGTAGAGAACTTGGTCGTCTTATATCAGTTGCAGTACAATCTGAATTATTAGAACAAAAAAGACCAGGAGGAATACTTGCATAATGGCTACCTTCCCTTCAATCACTCCAACATACGGACAACAAAAAAGATCACAGCCAAACACTAGGATAGTTCGCTTTGCTGATGGTTACGAACATAGAGTCTTATTTGGATTACCAGAACATCAAAATCCAAAAATATTTAATTTTACCTTTGAAGTATCAGAAACAGATGCAGATACTATAGAAACATTTTTAGATGCAAGAGCAAATGATACTACCAGTTTTGACTTTACTCCTCCAGGTGAAGCTAGTTCTTCTAAATTTATATGCGAGTCATGGTCTAAATCAATTCCATATTTAAACAGAGCAACAATACAAGCAACATTTAGAGAGGTGTTTGAACCATGAGTGCTGCTACTGTTTGGAGTGCCAGTGCTTCTGTATCTTTAAATGAAATAGTTTCTCCTACAAACCCAGTAACAGGTTTGTTTTTTAGAGTTACACAAGCAGGAACAACTGGCAGTAGCGAACCATCTTGGCCTCGTAAAATAGGAGAAGTAGCTTACGATAATAATGTCAGATACGTTGCGTTCAGCAGTGTATTCGCAGATATATCTAAATTAAATCCTTTTTCTATTATTGAATTATTTTCACTCGAATTAAATAATAATTTTCATGGAGAGGTAAGCACTCAAAGATTTCATTCTGGAACAAATACTAATGGGAATGGCGATATAGTATGGGCTGGTGATACATATACAAGATTTCCTGTAGAAGCAACTGGTTTTGCTTATCAGCGTGGTCAAATACCTAGACCTAAAATTATTGTTAGTAATGCTCTTGGCACTATTTCTGAAATTTTAAACAGAATAAATAAAAGAGCAGGTAAAGCTGGAAATGATTTAACAGGAGCAGTTTTTACTAGAATTACAACAATGGCACAGTTTCTTGATGCTGCAAACTTTAGTGGAGGCAGTAATCCATTTGGAACACCAGATCCTAACGCTGAATTTGAAAGACAGATTTATTTAGTGGATCGAAAAGCAACAGAAAATAGAGAAATAGTTGAATTTGAATTGAGTGCAGTCAGTGATTTAGTTGGAGTAAGATTACCGAAGAGACAATGTACTAGAGCGTTATTTCCTGCTATTGGTACGTTTGTTCAATGAGTTGGCAAGATGACGCATTGGTTCACGCGAAAGACCAAAATCCTAAAGAATCTGTAGGCTTACTACTTAATATTCGAGGCAAACAAAGGTATTATCCTTGTAATAATATTGCAATTACAGATCATCAATGTTTTATCCTCGATCCAGAAGATTATGTAAAAGCAGATAATTTAGGAGAGATAACTGCTGTTATACATAGTCACCCAATGGCTTCACCAGAACCTAGTCAGGCAGATAAGATTAGTTGCGAAAAAAGTAATTTACCGTGGTACATTGTTAGTCCTCAAACTGGTAAATGGGAGTATTTAGAACCTACAGGATACAAAGCACCTTTACTGGGTCGTGAATGGGTTTGGGGTGTTACTGATTGCTGGTCATTAGTTGTTGATTGGTATAAAGAAGAAAAAGGAATAATTTTAAAAGATTATGAAAGAACTATGACACCTGATGAATTTTTATTCGATCCACTGTTTGAAAGTTATGCTTGGCGAACAGGTTTTAGAGAACTAAGACCAGACGAACCATGTAAAGAAGGCGATGTGTTATTGATGTCAATAATGCACCCAACTTTAAATCATGTAGCTATTTTTCTCGGAGATATGGTTTTACATCATTTAGCAGATAGACTATCTTGTAAAGAGCCTTACTCTGAATGGTTGTTAAAATGTACTGGTAAGAGGTATCGCTATGCTCAAGAAAGTTAGACTTTATGGTGATTTAGCTGACTTTGTAGGTCACAAAGAGTTAGATGCTGTTATTAATACTTCTGCTGATGCTGTAAGATTTTTAATTACTAACTTTCCAGGGTTAGAAGCACACATGAACGACAGGCATTATAAAATTATTTCTAATAAATACGAAGTATCAGAAGAACATTTACATAGTCCTATAGGAAAAGAAGGTGTAAGTATAGTCCCTGTAATTAGTGGTGCTGGTGGTGGAACTGGTAAATTTTTATTAGGAGCAGCTTTGATAGCTGGAGCATTTTTAGCTCCAGGGTCTACTCTAGTGTTTGGAAAAGGATTTGGAGCTTCTCTAGCAAAAGCAGGATTTATGACTAAAGCTGCTATAGGTATTGGAGGTGCTTTAGCCTTACAAGGTGTGTCTGAAATGTTATTTCCGTTGCCCGATATACCTGAATTTTCTAATGAAGAAGATCCTAGAATATCATTTAGTTTTTCTGGAGTTCAAAATACTTCAAGAGCAGGAACTAGCATACCTTTATGTTACGGAGAGATTGTCACTGGATCGGTAGTTATATCGGCTGGTATTGAC